GCCTTTGGTGGTGGCCTTCCAGGTGTAGCGGGACAGGCTCTTCATCAGCCGGGCCCAGTCCTCCAGGAACTCCTTGTAGGCCCGGGCCCAGTCGACCGCGGCATAGGCGTCGGGGATGCCGCGCTGCCAGCCGCGGGGCCGGTTGACCGCCACATGCAGGACCGGGGCGTCCCACGCGACATCGAACTGCCCAATGCGGGGCCGTTTGATCTTCGGCTGGTAGTCGATGCACGGATACCAGCGCTCACGCTGCTGCGTGACCCGGGTGCCGGTGCCCAGGTCCAGTTTGGACTCGGTCCAGCGGCGCCGGTAGAACCACGGCTCGCTCGCGTCGTCCGGGTTGGTTGCCACCTCGACAATCTCGTCGGGGGCGATGGTCCGCACACTGACCTGCCCGGTGATCGGCAGGGTGAAGCAGACCAGAAACACCTCACCCTCGGTGCCCAGACCGGAGCGCTCCAGCTGATCGCGGGCCTCCGGGCCGGTCACCGCCCGCTGGTTGCCGGGGTCGGTGAGGAAGGTGTTGATGACGGCCTGCACGTCCTGCTCGCCGACCTGCCGCCCGTTGGCCCGGGCGGTGATCTCCACCCCGCCGCCCCACACGTAGGCCGAGCGCAGACCCAGACCCCGCTTGATCAAACTGTTCTTGATCCCGTACAGACGGCAGATGGCGCGCAGCTGGGTCAGCGCCTCCGGCGCGAACTCGATCTCGGCCTGCGCCAGGGCCCGGATCCAGCCCGGCTCAAGCAGGGAACGCTCCAGGTCGGCCAGGGATTCGGCTAGCAGCTCGTTGTTGTTGGTCGCCTGCCCGAGTTGCTGAGTCAGCTCAGATACCTGGCGGCGGGTGTCCGTACCGGTGAACCGTTCGATGACCGAGACCGCGGTGTCGCGCACGCCCATGCCCGCCCCCTCCCGTCAGGCAGCCCAGCTATTTGCGGGGTTCAAGAGGCTGTCTGGATCGTCGGTCAGCGGGTCGTAACCACGCGCTACCTGTTCGGACCAGATCTCGTAGATCTGACGATCGGCTTCGAAAGCGGCCGGGCTGAGCGGGCCCTTCTTACGGTTGCAGGTCTGGCAGCACCACTTCGTGTTGGTGCGGTAGTACGGCTTGCTCGCCGGGTTCTGCACGTCGAGGGTGATGTCGGCGAGGCCGTGGCCCATCTCGCGGTACTGGTGGCCGCAATATGAGCAGCCGTTGTTGTACTGGAACTCGGCATCGTGGGCGAGCCGCTCGGGGTCCCAGCCGTAGACGCGAATCAGGTCGTCGGGCGTCTTGATGTCCGACCACTTGTCGCTCAGCCGAATCGCATGACGGCGAATCACGTCGCGAGCCTTGACCGCCCAGCGGTTAATGCGCTTTCGCTGGTCCCGCGCGGTCTGCTCGCACGGCCGGCAGATTTGCGTTCGGAGTTGCCCTCGTCGCGTGCTAGATGCATCTAGCACGCGTGCGCGTCGCACTCGAAACGCCCGCTCGATGAGGTGCGACGGATAAAGCGTGTAGCACCGCGAGCAGCGGCGGCCTTGCTCGGACATGGGTTTCTCCCCGGATAGGCGGAAGCCCTCGCTCCGGGGAGAGACGAGGGCTTCCGGTCAAAGGCCGCCGCAGCAGCGGCAGGGGCGGTGATCTTTCGGTCGGCGAATTAGGTTCTGAACCAGCGAGCCAACCGGGCTCGCACCCTTATCCGCCACGGCGGCGAGATGAACTTCTCCTCAAGCAAGCCCGTTACGCGTTGCATCTCCCGTTGAAGCACCCTGACGGTCTCCTGCGCGTCCCACACCGCCTGCGCCCGATCCAGCGGAATCGACACCTGCTCGAGCATGCCCACTGGGGCGGCGTGATTCCGGCAGTAGTCGGTACCGCTACGGGCGGGCTGAGGACACTGCTCGCCCTTGATTCTGGCCTCACACCGCGACATGACTCGGAACCTCCCGCCGTCAGTAGGGGCTGATCGAGAAGTCGTCGTCGGCCTCGTCCTCGAAATGCAGGTCGCCGGTCAGCAATGGGTTGAGCAGCATCCGGTTCAGGGCCTGGCTGGCGGCGTCGACCTGGTCGTCGTGCGCCCCGGCGGGGAAGCTGGCGTGCTCCTCCACGAACCCGTCGATCCAGGGTGCGAGCTCCGGGGCGGGCAGCCACACGTTGCCGGCCTCCACGAACGGACTGGTCGCCGCGGCCCGGGCCACCTTCGACCCGTCCGGCTCCACCGGGATCAGCCCGGCCACGGTGCGGCGCAGCGCGTTGATGACCGCGCTGCCGTTGGCCTTGTCCTCCACGAACTTGGCCGTGGCCTGCGGCCACTTGGCTGCCAGCGTCCGCACCGCCTGACAGGTGTCCACAAACGTCATCCGGCGGCGCACCTGGTCCAACAGCCACGCCTGCACGCCGCGGCGGCCCCACACCTGCCCGACCACGAAATCGGTGCCCTCGGTGTCTTTGAACGTCATGTCCCACGAGCAGGCCACCTCGTCGAAAGACACCGCCAGGTACGCGCCGTCGTCCCGCACGATCCACTGCGGATAGTCATAGGACTGCCACCAGTCCCGTTTGAACATGCCACCCTCGGGCGGTGACGGGCGGCCCTGGTACAGCGCCTGCCAGTCACGCGACCCGGCCTGAACCTTGATCTGCTCCCACTCCGCCACGGTGCGCTGCAGCCCGGTGCGCGCATTTACCCGCGCCGAGGCCATGTACTGGCCAGGTTCGCGGCCCAGCGGGTCGGTCTGGCCCTTGTTGGGGTCGTGGTCGGCCTGGGCGGGAATGTTGATGACCCGCCAGCGGTACCCGTCCTCCCGGCCCAGCAGCCAGCCGGCCAGATCGTCCTCATGCCACCGGGTGAGGACCAACACCACCGGCGCGCCCGGGGCCAGACGGGTCGATCCGGTCGACGTCCAGAAGGCCTTGGCCTGCCGGCGGTACGCCTCAGACTCCGCGCGTTCCCGGTTGGCGACCGGGTCGTCGATGAACAGCCAGTCCGCGGGCCGTCCGGTGATGCCGCCAGCCAGGCCGATCGACCGCACCCCGCCGCGGCGACCCGCCAGGCGCCAACTGGACACGGCCCCGTTGTCGGGGGCGATCCGCAGACCCAGGTCGAGGCTGTCGTCCTCGCCCTGGTTGTTGGTGATGAACGCCCGGATGTCGCGGCCGAACTCGTTGGCCAGATCCGCCCCGTACGACACGACCACAATGCGGCGGTCCGGGTTGCGGATCAGCGCCCACAGCGGCCCGACCTTCGTCACCCTTGTGGTGTTGTGAGTAGGGATGAGCCCATGTCCGGCGAGGTACGTCCGATCTGGGCTGTCGACCTCGATGCATCGCGTCGGCACCGGTGCGACCGCCTCAACCGAGGCGATGCCGTTGCGGTGCCGCGCCTTGCGCTCGCCGGGCGACCCATTGAGTCGGGCAGCCTTGCGGGACAGGCGAAAGACCGGAAGCGACGTGGTGAACCGGATCCGCCACCGCGCGCTGATATCGCGGCCGTTCAGCGTCGCCCGGGACTCGTGAACCTTGCTGTGTATGCCAAGACTCCGGGTCAGCGTCAGGACATCCTCGGTCAGCCGACGGCAGGTGGTCACGAACTCGCACCGGCTGTAGCCGGACTCATTCGGGTACACCGATCCATCGGTGTCCATGAGCCCCTGTAGCAACCCAAGTCGCTGCTTCTCGCCCGCACGCAGGTACGGCACGGGGATGTGCTTGTCATCAAGAACGGCGAGCTCCTGCAGCGCCGCCTTGACCGGGCTCGGCTTGGACGTCGTCCAACCTTCGGGGACGAGCGACCATGCGTACTTACCGCTGGGCAGCTCCCGGCACGGGACTCCCGCAGCCCTGATGTGCTCGGCGATCTCAGACTCAGCAATGGTGATCCGGGCGCCAGTCGATGAACCGTCACCCAGCCACGCGCCGAGTACGTACGGATCGAGCGGGAGGTCGCCACGGTCAGGCAGGTCCAGCGGGCCGGGCAGTGGTGCGCCATAGCGGACCGGATCAGCCGCGAGGGCGCGGGTATCTTTGACCACCCACGGGCGTCGCTTGCTGCCTCGCTCGGTGCTGTTGCGGTCCTGGACGAGCCAGAGGTGGTCGCCGTCGGCCACAAGCTGCGATCCGTTGGCGAAGGTGACCCGGTGGCAGTCCAGCAGGCGCGGATCGTATGCGGCGGTGACGGTGCACAGCTTGCCGTCGCCGCCGAACACCACGTCGCCGGC